TCTAGTATAAAGTGTACTAGCTCTTCATCATGCGAAATACCTTTTGTTTCTTTGGGGAACTTTATTTCCTTTTTGGTTCGCTTCTTACAGTCAAGGTAAGTAAGCCACATGAGATGCTGGGGTGTTCCTAGGCTTTTCATACTTTATTTTCTTTCTAAATCGATTTTAATTAGTAGATAGAGATAGGATGATAGCTGCAATGGCAAAAGCCATTCCTAAGATGGCATACAGATATGACTTAGATGATTGGGATTTCAAAGCAAAATGAAAGTTAATAGCTAAAAGAATGACATTTAAAACCACAAATATTATATCGAAATAGATTCTCATATTACTTTATTTACTGGTTACTACTAATTTTTTATTCAGTTTTTTTATTAGTTGTCTTATTACCCATGCGCGACATACATTACGTTGTCCGGGGTGACTGTCATACATTATTGCAGCGTCATCAAGATATTTGATAATTTTCTGCATATCTGTTTTGCATACTTCCATTATCCTGATGCTGTTAAGAATGATTTGACCAATTCATTGAAATACATTTC